GAGCGCGCGGGGCTTTAGTTATTAGTTCGATAAAAAATTTCGGGGGTAATTTCATTGGGCTACAAGTAGACCACAAGTAAGTCGGCCCCCCGCCTTCTCCAGAAACGCCGACCTATTTTTCGGTCTCCAAATATCGCGGGGATATTTTCGTTCCAAGTTCCGTGGTACGATGTCCGAGATGTTTGTTCCGTTGATCCTCATATGCAGCGTAGAGCTGGGCTGTCAGACGATAGCAGGTCCAAGGTTCGAGGACCTAGATTCGTGCACCGTCTCCTTACGTTCTGCTGTACTGAGCCTTGAGTCTGGTTTGGGGCCTAAGGGTGTCGTTGCGGGAGCGCTTTGTTTCGAGTGGCTGATCGGAGACCCCGCATAGGTTGTTGACAACCAACAACGGTTCTCGTACCAAGGACCACGGACCTTGGCACTAGGAGGAACCATGCCACTCAAGTTCAAAGAAGACCCCGATTTCAACGCTCACAACCAGCGTTTCAATGACGTGGCTGCCCGGGAGTTGAAGGAGATGCTCGAGCAGATCGAGTCGGCTGTTGCTCAGAAGAAGGATGCGGCTCGGGACGAGAGCGACATCTACACTGTCGCAAAGAGCAAGGGCTACAACGTCAAAGCTTTGAAGCAGCTTGTAAAAGAGCGCCAGCGGGATGCTGGAGAGCTTCAGGAGGAGCGCGACGCATTGGATCTGTACAAGCAGCTTGTTGGTATGGTATAAGCTTTGTACTCCCACTCTCTCCCTGGGGGTTGTTTCCGCCGGTTACCCTCCAGCTGGCGTTGAGACTTGAAGGCCCGCCTGGTGGATCGGCGGGCCTTCCTTCTTTTTAATGTCTTGTTTTTGTGGTAGGTTCTGCCCAAGAGGCGGGAGTTTGCCATGGTTTCTTCTGAGGGTGTCGGTCGAGCGGGGGAGTTCCTCGTTGCATCGATCTTGGAGGCTCGTGGTATCAGAGCCAGTCATGTGGCCATGTATGGCACGGATTTGTGGGTGGAGACGCCGAGCGGTCGGATGCTCAGGGTGCAGGTCAAGACCTCGTCAAAGCCTGCAAAGGAGATGCGTGGTCGTTCACAGGCCTACCGCTTTCTGAATGTCTCCCGTCCAAGGGCCGGGATCCCAGAACCACACCTCTACTGCCTCGTTGCACTTGACCGAGGTCTCATGGTTGTCGTGGATCGAATGTCCAAGGGAGGTTCGAGGGTCGCGGTCAGTCGGTTTACGGAGGCCGAGCAAGAAGCGGGGATCGTGGAGTACTTGTATTGAACCTTGGACCTCGGACCTTTGCACTGCTTGATTGAACGCTTGTTCTCATCGTGCTACTGTTGGCACAACCCACAAGGAGCCAATTATGATCGACAAGTCCCCTCGCCCCGTTTCGCGTTCCACCATGACCAAGTCTCCGCGTCCGAAGCCGCGCCCGGAGGACCTGATGGAGAACTACAATCTGATGCGCGCGATGGAGGGCACCGAGTCCAAAGCCATCAAGCAAGATCTTGAGGCGGCAGCCGAAGACAAGAAGGCCATGGGCGGCATGGTCAAGTACATGGACGGCGGCATGGTTCGTGGTTGCAAGGGTGTCCAGATGACCGGCAAAGGCTTCCGGGGCACGTACTAATGGATCGTCAGGCCCTTATCGACTACATCCGCCAGTCGGCGGTGGCCCGGGGCATTGACCCCGACATCGCTGTTCGCGTTGCTGAGTCAGAGGGCCTGAACGCCGACCCCGCGGAGGGTTGGCAAAGCATGGTTGTGAAAGACGGCAAGCGCGAGGAATCGTACGGGCCGTTCCAACTGTACATGGGCGGCGGTCTGGGGAACGTGTTCCAAGAACAGACGGGCCTCGATCCTCGGGATCCCTCGACGGTCACGCAGCAGATCGACTTTGCGCTGGACCAAGCCACGAAGTCTGGCTGGGGACCGTGGTACGGGGCCGCTCGTGTTGGGGTCGGAAACCGCGAGGGTCTGCCCGGGAGCGGATCGTCCTCTAGTGGAGCAACTCGCCGGGTTGCGACGGCCTCGGATCCGGACGTACAGGCCCTCGTCGAGCAGGGCGTGGACCTACCCCTTGCGCTGGCGGCTGTAGAGCGCTCGCGCTTCGCGTCTGCAAGCGGCGAACAAGAAGACAGCAAGTCTGGTATTGACTCCTTCACCGATGCGCTGTCATATCTCGATCTAATGCAACTAGCACAGGAGGCGGGTCCGCCTTCGATGGATGCGCCTGGTGTCTACCGGCCCCGTGAAGGTTCGGGGTCCCAGGCTCTGAAGCGTTTGGGGCTCGCTAGTTTGGTCTGATGAAATATGAACCATTCGCTGTAGAGCGTTTGCGCGACATCATAAAGCTTGGCATGGCCATGCAGCAGGAGGGGGACTATAACAAGGTCCCCTTTGACATTGAGAGGGCGGCGCAATCAACCGTCAGTTTCATCATCAATAACAAGAATGGGTTCGGCGTCTTGGCCTACACGGACGAGGGGGAGCCCATCGGCATGATCGCTGGGAGCATCACTCCGTACTTCTTTGGCAAGGGAACCGTCGCGAGCGACTTCGTCTGGTATGTTTTGCCCGAGCACCGAGGTTCGAGGACCGCGGTCAAGATGCTGAAGATGTTCGTGGACTGGGCCCGCGAGCAAGGTGCGCTGGAATTGTACATGGGCGTGTCGACAAATGTCGCGCCGGAGCGCACTGGAGACGTGTTGAAGCGGTACGGCTTCGAGCATGTTGGCGGAAATTACAAGGTTAGGTTGAATGGATAACCTAAACTCTCTACCAGACGAGGTGCTGAAAGAGATTTTGGCGCTCAAAGAGGCCCGGATCAAGCTTGAGATCCGCGATAAGGCGACGAACAGCTTCATGACGTTCGCGCATCACGTGTATGAGAACTTCATTGAGGGGGCTCATCACCGGATTATCGCGAAAAAGCTCGAGGCGGTGGCTCGCGGAGAGATCAAGCGGCTGATTATCAACATGCCGCCTCGTCATTCGAAGTCCGAATTCGCCAGTTTCCTGATGCCAGCCTGGTTTTTGGGCCGAAACCCGAAGCTCAAGATCATCCAAGCCACCCATAACACTGAACTGGCCGTCCGTTTTGGCCGAAAAGTAAGGGATTTGATCGATGACCCAGCTTACCGGGAGATTTTTCCGGAAACAGTCCTCAAGGAGGACAACAAAGGCGCTGGTAAGTGGGGCACCAGCAGGGGTGGGGAGTACTTTGCGGCGGGTGTCGGCGCGGCTGTGACCGGTCGAGGCGCGGATTTGTTCATTATTGACGACCCGCACTCGGAACAGGACGCACTTTCGGAGACCGCGTTCGATCACGCCTACGAATGGTACACCTCAGGGCCCCGTCAGCGTCTGCAACCTGGCGGTGCAATCATCGTCGTCATGACCCGCTGGGGTAAAAAGGATCTGACAGGCCGTTTGCTGGCCAATCAGTCGGCAGATACGATGGCAGACCAGTGGGAAGTGGTGGAATTTCCCGCAATCCTGCCGTCAGGCAACCCGCTTTGGCCAGAATTCTGGGACAAAGACGCTCTGCTCTCCATTAAGGCCTCGCTTCCTGTCCAAAAGTGGGCCGCGCAGTGGCAACAACAGCCAACGAGCTCAGGTTCCGCCATCATCCGCAAGGAGTGGTGGCGACTGTGGCAGAAAGAGAAGATTCCTCCGCTCAAGTACATCCTCCAAGCCTACGATACGGCGTTTTCGAAGAAGGAAACGGCGGACTTCTCAGCAATCACGACATGGGGCGTGTTTGAACCGGACGAAGGTGGGAAAGAAGCGGTCATTTTGCTGGATGCTCAGCGCGGCCGGTGGAGTTTCCCGGAGCTTAAGGAAGTTGCCTTCGAGGAGTACAGTTACTGGGAGCCTGACATGGTTCTTATCGAGGCCAAGGCTACCGGTAGACCCCTGATCGACGAACTTCGACTCCGAGGCATTCCGGCTTTGGGGTTCTCTCCCGGTAGACGCGCGGGCGGCGGTGGTGTAGATAAGATAACCAGGATGCATATGGTATCCCCGCTGTTTGAGGCAGGCTTGGTGTGGGCCCCCGAGGACAAGAGGTTTGCTGAAGAGGTCGTGGAAGAGGTCGCCGCATTTCCGAATGGAGATCATGATGACTTCTGTGATAGTATGACCTTGGCGTTGATACGTTTCCGTCAAGGCGGGTTCGTGGCGATACATGATGAAGAGAGGCTTGATTTCTCGGATCAGGTGCCTCGCAAACGGGAGTACTATTGATGGCCCTACCTCCGCAGCCATTCGGCAACATGGTAGAGCGCGGCATGGGTCCGGCTGTTGCGCCGGATGACATGAGCGTCGACATCCCTGTTAACACGCCGGAGGATTTTGCCGGTGGCGCTCAAGTAACGCAGACCCCGGATGGCGGAGCAATTGTCGAGGCGCTGACTGGCATGCCGTTGGGTGGCTTTACCGAAGAAGAGCTGATCCCATTCGACGCAAACCTTGCGGAGTTTTTGGAAGACGAGACGCTGGGAGAGATCGCAACAGATCTCGTCGGTGCGTATCAGGACGACTTGGCCTCCCGCTCAGATTGGGAAGAGACCTACACCAAGGGCCTAGACCTTTTGGGCGTGCGGTCTGACGAGCGGACGGAGCCGTTCGAGGGTGCGTCCAATGTCACCCATCCTCTGATCGCCGAAAGCGTGACGCAGTTCCAAGCGCAGGCCTATAAGGAACTCCTGCCTTCTGGCGGTCCCGTAAAAACACAGGTCATTGGTCTTCAAAGCCAAGAGCGCCTGGAGCAGGCTCAGCGCGTCAAAGACTTCATGAACTATCTCATTCTGGATCGTATGGAAGAGTACGACCCGGACACAGACCAGATGCTGTTTTATCTGCCGCTCTCTGGGTCCACCTTCAAGAAGGTGTATTTCGATCCGACAAAGCAGCGGCCGGTAGCCAAGTTCATTCCGGCTCAGGACGTTGTCGTTCCGTACGCGGCCAGCGATCTTCGCAGCGCTCCGCGCATTACGCATGTCCTGAAGATGACGGACAATGAAGTTCGCAAGCTCCAAGTTTCGGGGTTCTATCGCGACGTAGAGTTGTCCTCTGGTTCTGACGATGACGTGAGCGAGGTCCGCAAGAAGGTCGACGAGATTCAAGGCACGTCTCGTTCGTCGTACACCGACGATGTTCGAACCATTCTTGAAATGCACATCGAGCTCGATCTGGACGGCTTCGAAGATGTGGGCTCTGATGGGGAGCCAACCGGCGTCAAGCTGCCGTACATCGTGACCATCGACGAGGCCAGCAATCAGGTTCTGTCCATCCGTCGCAACTATATGCAGACGGATCCAACCAAAGAATCCATTGCATATTTTGTGCACTACAAATTCCTGCCGGGTCTTGGGTTTTACGGCTTCGGTCTGACCCACATGATTGGCGGGCTGGGTCGCGCGGCGACAAGCATCCTGCGCCAACTGATCGATGCTGGTACGCTGTCGAACCTTCCGGCAGGCTTTAAGGCGCGCGGTATCCGTGTAGCTAATAGCGACGAGCCGTTGCAGCCGGGAGAGTTCCGCGACATCGATGCCCCGGGTGGCAACATCCGTGACGCGATCATCCCGCTGCCCTACAAAGAGCCCTCTGCAACGTTGGCTCAGTTGCTAGGTGCGCTGGTCGATGGCGGCCGCCGCTTCATCTCCGTCGCTGATCAACAGGCTCAGAACATGGGCCAAGAACAGCCTGTCGGCACGACCGTCGCGCTTCTCGAGCGCGGCATGAAAGTTCTGTCCGCAATCCACAAGCGTCTGCATTACGGGCAGAAGCAGGAGTTCAAGATTCTCGCACGCATCATTGGCGAGAACATGCCGTCGATGTACCCGTATGAACTCGAGGGCAAAGGTCAGCAGCTCAAGAGCCAAGACTTTGACGGCCGCGTGGACGTGCTTCCCGTTAGCGACCCGAACATCTTCTCGATGGCACAGCGCGTGGCCTTGGCCCAAGAGCAGCTGAAGCTGGCGCAGACCAACCCGCAGATGCACAACCTTCATGCGGCCTATCGCCGGATGTATCAGGCCTTGGAGGTGCAGAACATCGATGAGATCCTGCCTCCTCCTCCGCAACCGCAACCGGTGGATCCGGCGATGGAGAACGGCCGGGCCATGGTTGGCACTCCGCTGCAAGCTTTCCCTGACCAGAACCACGAAGCGCACATCAAGGCGCACGTTGCGTTCTTCAAGCTTCCGCTTGTTCAGGCGACACCGCATGCAATGCCTGCTTTGCTGGCGCACATCATGGAGCATATCGCCATGTTGGCGCGGCAGATGATGGTTCAGCAGTCCCAAGAGCTGATCCAGCAAGTACAGATTGCTGTACAGACTGGGGCCATTGATCGCCAGCAAGCTCAGATGCAGATCATGCAAACGCAGGCGGCCCTGCAGGATCCGAAGCACGCGGCAGACTACGCCGCGCTTCTGCAGCAGCAACTGCTTGAGCGCATGCTCCCTGAGATCATGCCCCCGGCTCCCGATCCCATGTCTGATCCTCTTGTTCAAATCCGCAACGCCGAGCTCCAGCTGAAGCAGCAGGAGATTCTGCAGAGTGGTCAGGTTGATCAGGCTAAGCTCGTTATCGAGCAGGCCAAGATGGAGCAGAAGGCCGCGGGCGAAGCTGCGAGGCTCGAGCTCCAAGAAGAGATCGCGGATGATCGCAACTCCGTGAACCGTGAGCGCATCGCTGCCCAGATGGCGATGCAGATGCAGCGAAACATGACGGGAGGCCAGTAATGCCACTCAAGAAAGGCAAGTCGCAGGAGACCATCTCTGCAAACATTGGCAAGCTGCGCGATGAGGGATACCCTCAGAAGCAGGCCATTGCCATTGCTTTGACGCAGGCTGGCAAGTCCAAAAAGCAGAAGAAGGCGGAGGGTGGAATGGTGTCCTCCTTCAGCCCAATCTCCAGGCCACAAGTTTTCCGGGGAGTTTTCTAATGGCTTCTATCACCATTGTGTTTGGGGAAATGACCCCGGTAGACAAGATGGAAGAAAGTGAAGACGGCAAGAGCTGTCCGCTTCCGACCCAAGACCAGGATCTCAACGCCACGAACAAAGAAAAGGCGGTTGAGACATCAGACTATCGCGATCCTGCCGACAGCGGAGCGTTCAGACTTACTGACGTCTGTGGCAACTGCGCCGCCTATAACCAGACCGAAGACATGCTGGAATGCATTGGGGACGAGTCCGGAGACCTGGGGTATTGCCAGCTCCTGAAATTTGTCTGCTCGGCAGACCACACATGTAACAAGTGGGTAGAGGGTGGTCCGATCACATCGGACATAGAGAACGATTATGGAGAATATCTGTAATGGATGTTGTGGACTTCGCGGCATACATGTACAAGTTGTTACGTCAGCGGCAGGATGACATTAAAGATGTAATCGCCGCTGATGGTCTTCCCAGCTGGGAGGAGTACAAGAAGTTGGTGGGTGAGCTACGGGGCCTCGCCTATGCAGCCGACGAGATTAAAGCCCTGCTGGAGAAACGTGCGGACTATGACGAAGACACTTTATCTTCCCGACCACGTCGCGCAGAAAATCAACGCTGAAAAGGCCGCCAAGGCCGCCGCTGCTAAGCAGGACAGCGCAGAGACTTCTCTCGACAAAGCGTACGTTGACGAAGTTAGTCGCGTACTAGACCCTTCCCTCCTTGAAAAGCCGCTGCTTGAACGACTCCCCCAGCCCACTGGGTGGCGCGTTCTTGTCATGCCGTATCAAACGGCGCAGCAGACCAAGGGAGGCTTGTACATTCCAGACGAAGTCCGTGACCGGGAGACGGTCGCCACGGTTGTAGCATACGTGCTTCGTGTTGGCCCCTTGGCCTACAAGGATCCTGGAAAGTTCGGCCCCGATTCGGAGCCGTGGTGCAAGCAGGGCGATTGGGTTTGCATTGGCAGGTATGCCGGTTCGAGGTTCAAGATCGACGGTGGAGAGATCCGCATCATCAATGACGATGAGGTAATCGCCACGGTTCTTGAGCCGACCGACATCAAATCAGTCTGAGGAGAAGGCACATGGCAGAACAAGCCAAAATGGCCGTTGATGACGAAGAGCCCGAGATCATCATCGAGCAAGAAGACGAGGCTGAGGCCTCAGAGGAGACCTCCTCTTCCGCCCCGCAAGAAGATCGCGAGGAAGAGCTTGAAGGCTACAGCAAGGGTGTGCAGAAGCGCATTGCTCGTCTGACGGAAAAGTATCGCAAAGAGGAGCGGGATCGCCAAGAGGCAGTTCGTGTTGCTCAGCAGCTCTTGTCCGAGAAGCAACAGCTCGAAGCTCGTCTAAAGCAACTCGATAGCGGATACCTCAACGAGTATGGCGCTCGTATCGAGGCACAGATCGCTACAGCTCGGCGCAACTACAAGGATGCGTACGATTCTGGCGACACGGATAAGATGATCGCCGCGCAAGAGGCTCTCGCCCGCGCGACATCTGATCAGGACCGCTACAATCTGGCCAAGGCTCGCGCGCAGGAACGGGTGCAAACCCAACCGCAGCAGGTGCAACCGCAGCAATATGTTCAACCGCAGCAGGTGCAACAACCACCTAAGGTTGACCCAAAGGCCCAGTCTTGGGCGGAAAAGAACACGTGGTTTGGTCAGGATGAGGTCATGACTTATGCTGCGTTTGGTGTTCATCGCAAGTTGGTTGAGGAAGAAGGCTTTGACCCACAGACCGATGAGTACTATAGTGAGATTGATCGCCGGATGCGTTCGGAGTTTCCGCACAAGTTCCAGGTGGCCAAAAAATCGGGGAATAGTCAGGTCGCACCCGCTGGCTCTTCAGCATCCCGCAGCACAAAACAGGGGCGCAGGACCGTGAAGCTATCACCGTCGCAGATCGCCATTGCGAAAAAGCTGAATGTTCCGCTGGAAGAATACGCTAAATACGTGAAGGATTGATCTGATGACTGACAACGCTCGTACACCCCGGTCTTCTGAAACGCGTGAAGCAACCACGCGCCGTAAACCTTGGGCACCGCCCAGCCGCCTGGATTCTCCGAAAGCACCCGAAGGGTATGTGCATCGCTGGATTCGAGTCGCTATGCGTGGCGAAGAGGATAAGACGAACGTCTTCTCCAAGCTGCGTGAAGGATGGGAACCCGTCCGCGCCGACGAATATCCGGACTATCACGCCCCCGTCATTGACGATGGTAAATACGCTGGTGTGATTGGTCAGGGTGGCTTGATGCTGTGCCGCATCCCTATCGAAACTGCTCGTGAAAGAGCCGCGTATTACGGGAACCGGACCCGCGAACAGATGCAGGCTGTCGATCAGGACCTCATGAAGGAGTCGCATCCTTCTATGCCGATTCATCAGAACCGGCAAAGTCGTGTCTCGTTCGGTGGACGTGGATCCACCGACTAACTGAAAGCTAAAGGAGCTGAAAATGGCCAATATCAATGGCGCATTCGGCCTGCGTCCCATCGCGAAGATGGGTCAGTCGGCAAACAGCACCGGCGCGTCTGAGTACCGTATTGCCTACAACAATACGAACGCGATCTATCAGGGTTCGCCCGTCATCCCGCTGAACACCGGTGTCATCGACATCGTTGGTGCAGCAACTGGTGGCACGGTTGGTCTGGTGGGCGTGTTCTGGGGTTGTGAGTACGTTTCCTCGACGACCGGTAAAAAGGTCTACTCGAACTACTGGCCCGGCTCGGGCGCGGATTCGGACTTCCCGGTGAAGGCGTTCGTCTATGACGACCCGTCGCAGCTGTTCGTGATCGCTACGTCCAACGTCAACTCGTCGTGGGACACCGAAGCAGAGCTGCGCGCCGCAGTGTTCGCCAACGCGAACTTTGCGCTTGCCACCTCGGGCTCAACCGTTTCGGGTATCTCGTCGGCTACGCTCGATGTGCAGACCATCAACACCACCAACACCCTGAACCTCCGTATCATGGGTATCCAAGAGGATCCTGAGAACTCGGACTTCAGCGATGCTGGTATCCCTGTAATCGTTCGCCTGAACAACCACTTCAATTCGCCGAATGGCGCTATTGCTGGTGGCACTGTTTCGACGACCGGCGTCTAAGGAGGGCTGAAATATGGCTATCTCTCGCGCACAACTTGCGAAAGAACTGGAGCCGGGTCTTAACGCCCTCTTCGGCATGGAGTATGCTCGGTACGAAAACCAGCATGCTGAGATCTACACCACCGAGTCTTCGGATCGCGCATTCGAAGAGGAAGTGATGCTGTCGGGCTTCGGCGCGGCACCGATCAAATCGGAAGGTTCGGCCATCAACTTTGATGAGGCGAACGAAGCATACACCGCTCGGTATAACCACGAGACCATCGCGCTGGCCTTCTCTCTGACTGAGGAAGCCATCGAGGACAACCTGTACGACCGCCTCGGCAGCCGTTACACCCGTGCCCTCGCCCGTTCGATGGCTCACACCAAGCAGGTCAAAGCTGCTGCCGTTCTGAACAACGCGTTCAGCGGCGGTGCTTCGGCTGGTGGCGACGGCGTGGCTCTCTGCGCCACGAACCATCCGCTGACCAACGGCAGCACGTTCTCGAACAAGCCGACGACCGATGCCGACCTGAACGAAACCTCACTCGAAGATGCTCTCATCTCGATTGCTGGTTTCGTGGACGAGCGTGGTTTGAAGGTTGCTCTCCGCGGCATGAAGCTCATCGTTCCGCGCCAGCTGCAGTTTGTGGCTGAGCGTCTGATGGTTTCGAACCTCCGCGTTGGCACTGCCGACAACGACGTGAACGCCATCCGTTCGATGGGCATGCTGCCGGAAGGTTATGTCGTCAACGACTTCCTGACCGACCCGGACGCCTTCTTCATCAAGACGGACGCGCCGCGCGGCTTCATCCACTTCGAGCGCACCCCGCTCTCGACCGGCATGGAAGCTGACTTTGACACCGGGAACATGCGTTTTAAAGCGCGTGAACGTTACAGCTTCGGATTTTCTGACCCGCGTTGCGTGTTCGGTACTTCGGGCGCAGCCTGATAAAACAATGGCTTAGGCCAGATAAAGCCTCCGCTTCGGCGGGGGCTTTATTTTGTCTTTCCGTTTGTCCGATATTGCTGTAGAGTTGGCCCAAAGGAGTTGATGATGCCATACGCAGAGGATTACACTGGGATCTATCGGATCGTTAACACGGTGTCCAATAAGGCATATGTTGGTCAATCTCTCCGTGTGAAGAAACGGGTGCAAGAGCATTTCCGTCTGCTCCGTCTCGGCAAGCACACCAACACACATCTACAGCGTTCCTACGACAGACACGGCGAGAGTGCGTTTGTTTGGGGGCTTGAGGTTTTGTGTGAGGACCCCTCGGATCTCGACTTGATCGAAAACGCTTTTTTGCAGGGGGACGCGTACTTCGATGAACCACTGGCCTACAACATTGCGGACTATGCCAAGGTCCCAATGCGGGGCCGTTTTCATACGGACGAGACCAAGCACCAGATTAGCTTGGCAAAGCGCGGACGTCGGGAACATGTGACGGACCGCTATCGAAAGAGTCTTTCAAAGGCTCAACTGAAAAGACACCACGACGATCCGGCTTTCGTTGCAAAAGTTCGGTTTATCGTGAATAATCCACACATGTCATACGCTGAGCGCGGGCGTGTCGTGGGCGCGGACACAAGCAATGTCCGCAAGCTTGCGCTCAAGTACACCCCACTAAAGGAGGCCTTACCATGGCTAAAACATTCTTCTCCGGGCCGGTAGAATCCGGCAACGGCTTTAAGTCGGTCGTCAAAAACGAAACCACCGGCGCGATCACTGAGATCTCCACCTATGGCGGTGCCCCGGTCGCCCTTGCTGACGGCAACGTCTCCCTGACCAATGCCACCCATAGCGGCCGCATCCTGATCGTTCCGAACGGCACGCAGGACAACACCTATACGCTGCCTGCTCCGGTGGCCGGTGCGACCTTTACCTTCGTCTACGGCGGCGGCGCAGCGGATGGTACGGACTTCATCGTGAACACTGGCTCCAACACCAACTTCTTCATCGGCAACGTTGCCTTCAACGACACCGATGATGGTGCTGCTTCGGTGGTGTTCTCGGATGGTAACTCCAACAGCAAGCTGCAGGTCAATGTTCCGGCATCGGCGGTCATCAATGTTGTGGCCAAGGATGGCACCAATTGGCAGGTTTGGGGTTCTGTGACTGGCGCTACTGCTCCCGCCTTCGCTGACCAGTAAGGAGGTCAGATATGGCTGGCTCTGACGTAAAGGCCAAATACATCGCGGCTGATACCACAGCTGCTGACGCCGATGGGGTCTGCCAATCGCAAACTCCGGCTGCTGGTGGTGAGCAGAACCTCACCATCAACGGCGCGCTGGCATCTGGTGGTGTGGCGACGTTTACTGCGGCACGCTTGATCACGATTGCTTCTGCCTCTGACGACAGTGCTCGTACCTTTACGGTGACGGGCACCGACGTGAACGGAAATGTGCAGACGGAAACAATCGCAGGTCCGGCGACCACGGTGACCGGCACGCTGTACTTCCGAACGGTAACTCAAGTTACGGTTGATGATGACACCGCTGGTGCCATTACTGTTGGTATGTCGAACAGTGCCATCGATGTGATCTACGCGGGTCGCGCGCGCTTGCGCGGGGTCTTCCTGATTCACTCAGGCACGGCTGGTTTGCTGTCGTTCCGTAACGGTAGCGCACTCGGCACGGCTCACCTGCAGATTGCCACCACTGCTTCAGCTAACACTGACCGTGACGTCATCATCCCCGACGAGGGGATCATGTACGATAGCGGCATCTATCTCCCGTACACGGCTGGAACCACTGTGTTTTCCAGCTTCACCGCAATGTACAACTGAGGTGGGCGATGCCGGTCTACGACATCAGATCGATCTCGCAGGTCGGCACCACTGAGCCGTTTGAGCTTCAGGTGTCCCGGGGTCAAATCCCGGGGCACCTTTTTCGGCATCGTCAGGGGCGGGTTCCAGCGATGTCTCAAAATACGACAGGCACCGTTTGGGATGTTAACGATACAATCTACCCTTGGAGCGCTTGGGACACCGCAGGCACTGTTACGGTAAGCCGTGCGGATGCTGGAGACGCGAACAAAAACGTCCTCATCAGCGGCTTGGATGCTGATTATAAACCTGTCAGCACGACGATCACTCTTACAAACCCTACCGGGAACACGTCATCGACGGTCTTCAAACGTATCGATTTGGTGCGCATGAATGGAACGTCCGCTAACACTGGTCAGATCGATGTTCTCAAAGGTGCGACGACCGTTGGCCGCATTGTTGCAGGCGTCGGTCAGTCGCTTAAAGGAACCTACACTGTTCCTGCTGGATACACGGCGTATCTAACACAAGGTGCAATGACCATTCAGAATGGTGCGGACGCCACTGGAACCTTTTACTACAGGCTTTTGGGGGACCGCTTCTTGATCGGCCACACCTTTGAGGTGGCAAGCTCAGAATACCACTATGCCTTCACCTGCCCGTTTGCTCTTCCTGAAAAAACGGACATCGACGTACGGGCGACTGTTCGGTCCAACAACGCGCTGGTGACTGCGGCGTACGATATGATCCTTGTTAAGAACGGAGGACCCCTCTAATGGCTAAGACA